TTCTCCTCACCCGGCTTGACGCGAGGCTCCATCGGGAACTTGCCCTTGGGCATCGCAACGTACGTGTTCTGCCACTGGGCACCCTTCACGCTGTGGACCGTGCCGACGTAGACGCCGGGCGGGGGCACTCCGGGGTGTTCCTTCTCCCACTTCAGCACGTCGATTCGGAGGTCGCGCATACGCGCGGCGTACCGCTCCATCTTGGCTTTGAACCCCATGGGGGTCGCCGGGTCGTTGATCCCGTCTTCTGGGTCGTCCGGATCGGGCTTTGCCAGCTCGAACAGGAAAGCGACGTTGCCGAGTCCCTGCGAGAACGGATCCTCATCTTCCTCGCGCTCGTCATCATCGTCATCCCCACCCGTGGCGTTCTTGAGGTCCGCCATGAGGGTGTCTCGGAACGACTTATCGACGTAGTTCGTCTTGCCGGTCCTGGGGTCGGTGACGCCCTCGATCCCGCGCAGGTTCAGGATCTCCCCGAACAGATCCTTCATCTTGTACTCAGGGTTCGTCGCGTTGGTCCGCATCTCGGCCAGCATGTCGCCCAGCTCGGCCAGCTTCTCGATGGTCTTGTCAAACTTGAACCCGTAGCTCTGCCCGGTGAGCTTTTGGGCCAGCGATTGACGGAAGCCGCGATCCGCAAGTGCTCCCACGGGGTTGACGGTCTTGATATCCAACCCGTTGCGCACGGCATACGTCGAGAACGCAGACTTCAGAGCTTCGGCAGCCGCATCCGGGGCGATGAAGAACCTGTTGGGCTTGTTGAGTACCGCCGCCATGGCTGCCTGCATCTTCACGCAGTCATCGCCTGTGGCGAGCTGTACGTAGCTGAGCACCGCGTTGGTCTCCGGGGAGCCAAAGAAGCTCGCCGTACCCTTGCGCGCGTACGGTACGCCCTTGATGATGCAGGCTGTCTCGTAGGCGTGTTGTTCCTTGTTGGTCCGGGTCAGGATGGCGTACTTGGTGTAGTCCGCCTGTTCTGCACCACCGGCCATCGCATCGAGCTTGATCTCGCGGATGGTGTTGATGGCGGCAGAAGACTCGTCCAGCGGAGTCTGGACCCGGATGCTGGCAACGCCCCGCGACTTCTTGGGGTCGGGGTTCGCCTCCATCGGGATCTGCTTCTCGTTGTTGGCGATGAGCTTGTTCGCTGCTTCCACGATCTCGGGCTGGCAGCGATAGTTGGTGCGGATCATCCGGGTCTTCCACCCAGGGGCTCCGTCCAGACCCACGAACAGCTCGGGGCGAGCACCACGGAAGCCGTAGATGCTGTTGTGACTCAGGATACCGCCACCAAAGAAGTTCGAGGCATCATCCACATCGAGATCCACGAATTTACCTGCCGCACGCTCCACAGACGTGATGGTTTCTAGGACAATACCCGTCTCAGGGGTATCCAAGACGGCCACGCGCATACCGGGGAACAATCCTGAAGCTGTGAACAGGTGCAACCGTTCCTCCGGCGTCGAGAGGCTCTCTCGTAGACTCGCACCGGACGCGCGGGAAAGCTCCGTGGCATAGGACAGAGCGTCACGATAGCTTGCGAACCACCGACGAATGCGGCGACGATCATCCACCCGCTTGAACTGGCCCACCAAGGCCGCATCAAGGTCATCCCCTGACCACTCCAGAGCAACCTGTGTGTTGGACGGAGAGTGTGCAATGAGGTGGACCGTGCGTCGGTCGCGGCCGTGCTTCGTGTAAGACTGAGACATCCAGTGAGGGTGGTCAAACGACAGGTGTCGATCCTCCAGCAACTTCGACCCATTCCTTCCGAACTCCTGGAATAGGGAGTTGATCCGGCCCTGGTTGATACCACGGGTCTCGCCGTTGAACACAGTTGTCGGAATCCCATACTGCAACGAATACCGGGCCTCTTTGAGTAGAGCCGCTTCCCGATCAATGCAGATGTCCAACACCCACATACGCTCGGCCTTCTCCATGAAGGCTCGCCCACCGTAGGAGTTGAAGTAGTCAGCCCCGCGCTTGTCTGTCTTGCCTTTGTTGGTGATACCCACCCGGAACCCCAGATCGCGCCGGTACATGAGGTAGACAGCTACCTCCCCCTGCCCATCCGTCGTAGGGCTAGAAGCCCAGATCTTATGATTGGGGGAAATAGTCAGGGTGTGGCCGCCATCTGTCGTGATCTTGAGCCCATGATCCCAAGACGATTCAACAATGTGCCGCACCGTCTGAGGTACGATCTTGCCGTTCCGATTCGCGAGAACCTGAGCCCCAGGTTTGAGATCCCCCGCTCGGACATCACCGTTCGGAGTAGCCACGGGCGTATCCTCGTGGACGCACTGCTTGTCGTCACCGACCATCCACAGAGACTTGCCGTCCGTGCCGTCGCCAATGTGCTCGGACATCATCATCACGATGTCGTTCTGCACTTGGTTCAGGTCTTGGCACTCATCGACCATGATGTGGTCGAACATCTGCTGCACCGTCTTGCGGACGCCCGGATTGCGCTTGAGCACGTCCCGGAACATGGTGAGCATGTCATCGAAGTCCGCGAGACGAAGCCGCCCGCCCTGCCGCTTGCGGGACATGAAGGTCTCCCACTCACGCGGACGGCACGGGGGCGACCAGTTGGGGACGTTCCCCTTGAAGCCCTCGTACCACTCGTACCACTCAGCCGCTTGCTTCTCGTCTCGGGTGGATGCTTCGGCCTTTGCCTGAGCTGGGCTGATGCCGTTGCCCGACCACTGGGACTTGAAGCGCATCATGTCCTTGGCCTTGGGCGCGCTCTTGTCGCCGTAGCACTGGGACCATGCACGGTTCACCGCACCGGCAATGGCACCGCCACCCTGCTGAAAGCCGTTCTCCAGGGCAGAACGCTCGGCCGGGAGCCCGTACTCCATGACGAAGCGCCGGAACAACGAGTGCATCGTGCCCGCGCTCATCTGCTTGAGGGTATCTTCCCCGAGCCCTTGCGCGATGCGAGCCTTGATCTCGTTGGCGGCCTTCTGGTTGAAGCTCGTGACGAAAATGCGAGAGGGGGTCGCCCGACGATCCTGTACCAGATACCTGATGCGAGCGATCAGGGTCGTGGTCTTGCCCGCACCGGCACCGGCTGCAACCAGCACACGCCCATCCGTCAGAGCCGCCGCACGCTGCTCGGAGTCGAGCTTGCGGAGTGATTCAGGGATGTTTTGGTCGTTATCTGGATCAGCCGACACAGCAGCAGCCGCCGCCGTCGCAATGCCGATGGCTTCCGACTTGGTGACCGGACGGTCTTCCTCACCCGACTTCTGAAGGATCTTCTGAGCTGCCTCACGGGCTTCTGTCTCGATGACCTGGAGCGTGTCCTGCTCTTTGGCCGTCTCCTGAGAGGCTTCCTCGGAGGCGGGGTCCGTACCGTCTTTGATCATCGTGCTCGTACGTAGGTCCGTAGCCTGCTGCGTCGCCTTCTTGGCAGCCTCTTGCACCGGGTTGGTGGTTGGAGCCGTGAGGGGGATGGCCGCATCGGAGGCGAGGTCAATCCACCCTGACAGCAGCTTGTTCTTGAGCGTGATGATGCTGAGCTTGGCGAGAGCAGCATCCGCATCCAGCATCATTCCAGCTTCGATGGCGTCGAACACTTCCTTGCGGGCACGCGGATTCTTGTCGAAAATTCGCTTGGCCGTTGCAGGGCCACCACGGGTAAGCAACGTGCGAATCCGCAGAGCCCTCACACCCGTACCACGAGCCGTAGGCGTGGTCCGCATGGCGACATCGAGCATCTTGATGGCACCAGGGCTGGTCAGCCCCTCACGGATGATGCGATCCAGCTCAGCAAAAGCCACCCGGTCTGCCCGACGAAGCAGGGAGAGACCCTTGCGGAGCAGAGCATCCAGACCCGCATCACCACCGGGCTCGTCATCAGAGACGGGCATCCACGTGCGTTCCTCGATGTACCGCATGAAGGTGTCGAGGGCGAACAAGAAGACAAGGTAGTCCGCGATCAGAAGCTCGCCGACATCCTCAGCCATCTCGTCCGGGTCGTCCGCAGCCAGCTTCGGGTCGCGGTTGTAGGTGTCTTCTGCCCAGTTTCGTCCGTCGATCATGGATGACCTCTGCTGAGGTGTCGCTATAGAAAGGAAAGCAAGGGGTGCGGGGTCGGCCATACCCCTATTGATACACCGGGAAGGCCCAAATCAGATCAGACGCGCGGACAAGGGACCGGGTTGCGTTCCCGATCAGCCAGGAAGGCTTCGTAGGCTCGCGCCTCATCCTCTGGGGGCAAAACGTCCCCGAACTCCCCGCCGTCCATCAGGTCACGGATGCTCACATGCTCGGGGGTATCCGTCCTTGTCGATAACGAGCTGCCATCGACCATCTTGGGGTCGTATGACCCCCTGTGCTTGGGGGTCCGCATCGAACCGGCCAACCCGAATGTCTTGCATGGGGGTGGAACCTTTCTGCCCCGGATCATGCGAAAACACCGTGATTTCCGCATGTAGGTGCATGTGGTCAGATTCGTGCTCGGAGGTTGAATGACAAAACGAGGTACAGAAGCGGGAAAATCGGCTGGTAGAACGCCTCGAACCGAAGGACCGTGGGGTCTTCGGTGTCGATGCTCGCCGACAGGCCGGTGAAGGCCGCGACGATCTCGGCCGCGACGAGCTGCTTGAACAGGCTCGTCATCGAGACCACGACCTCGTTGGTCCGGCTCGGCAAGAACTTAGTGCCGACGAACGAGTCGAGCGAGTAGCGGCTCTGCTGCTGCACGAAGTCCGCGATCTGCGTGACCGTGGGCAGCCGGGTCAGGACGTTCGCCATGTTCGTCGTCAGGCCCTGCCTGATGCGGACGATGGGGTCGAGGTCTTCGAGGATGGTGATGCCCGCCACGGCCGTCTGGTTGGCTTCCACCGGGTCCATGATGCGCGGGATCCGGGTGAAGCCCTGGATCTTGCGCCTCGTGTACGGGGTCGCCACGTCCACCGTGGGGGAGACGACCGCGCCCGAGCAGGCGGCGGCGAAGAAGCTGCCGTCCACCATGGACTCGAAGCTCTGGCCCAGCTCGTCGGTCAGCGTGATGACCGCGCTGTCCGGGTAGAAGGCCACCATACGGTTCGAGTTCAGGGCCTTGGCGATGCCCTGGGCCGAGATGGGCGTCGTGCCGCTCGCGAAGCCGATGAAGCCCATCCTCTCCGACTGGTTGCGGATGTTCGACTGGACTTCGACGTGCTGCGTCAGGTGCGCGAACACGGCCGTCGAGTTGGTCAGGGGCACCAGGATGTCCGGCTTGATGTTGCCGGGCAGAGGCGTCGCGAGGTCGTCGATGGCCTGGATGAAGCTGGCGTCGCTGGCCTGATTGGTGTTGGGCACCTTCAGAACCTGCTTGATTCCCACGAGAATCGCGCCGTTGATGATGTCCAGGTACGCGCCCAGGGTGACGCGGTTCTCCGCGCTCGTCGGGCCGAAGTTGGCCTCGATGGTCTTGAGCTGCTGGAAGATCCGGGTCGAGTAGTCCTGCTTCAGGTAGCGGTACGCCACGTAGTAGAAGTCGCCCACCTTCGGCTCGACGCCGCCAGGAGCGAAGGTCTGCATCGTGCCCGTATCGCCCACGGCCACGCCCACGGTGTTGGAAACCGTGAACTCGACGCCGCCGATGGCGAGAAGCGGGATGCTCGGGGACACGTCGAAGGTCGGGCTCACCTTGAGGGTGAAGCTGCCGCCCGGCGTGTAGCTGCCCGTGGCAGCCGGAAGGACGGTGAAGCGCAGGCCCGTGGTCGCGTCGGTGTAGGTCTGGCCGGGGATGCCCGTACCGGAGCTTCCAGCGGAGTTGCTGGAAGTGACCGTGTACATGTCGTAGGCGTCCTCGCCGTTGTCGCCATCGACGCCGGGGGTGATGCCGATGCCGGTGGTCGGGTTGAACGCGCTGGCCGCGCCCGTCACGAAGCCGATGCGGGAGCCGGTCGCGCCCGTGGTCAGCGACTCGATGGTGAGGTAGGTCGCCCCGTCGATGGTCTGCGGGTAGGCCACCGCGCCCACGAGGAAGCCAGCCGTGCTCATCAGCTCGTCGGCCACTTCCTGTGCCGTGACGCGGCCTTGGGCGGCGAGCTGGCCCTGCGTGAAGCCCAGGGTCGAGTTGGCCGTGCCGTTCAGGATGAGGACCGAGCTGTCGTCCGTGTTGATGTTGCTGGTCAGGCGGACCTTGTTCAGGTTCGCCAGCGTGCCCACGGTCGCAACCGGAGCAGGCAGACCGGGGATGCCGTTGATGGCGATGACGATGGCCGCAGCCGTCACCGAGCCCGGAGCGAAGGTGACTTCGTAGTCCGTGCCGTTCAGGCGGAAGCGGAACAGGTCGTTGACGCCAGCCGTGATGGTGAACGGTCCCACCTGGGAACCGAGCATCGTGGCGGGCTTGTTGGTCGCCGTGGGCGTCCCGGACGCCGAGGTGAAGGCGCTGAACCCGAGGACCGTGTTCGCCGAGCCCTGGCCGATGGCGACCGTGGAGGCGTGGTCGAAGCCACCGGGGAGCGCCGCCGGGGTCGAGTACGAGTGCAGGTAGAAGATCACGTCGCCGGTCGGCACGCCGCCGATCTGGGCGTAGGCCATCAGGTTGTTCGGAGCCGTGCCCGCGAAGGCCGGGTCCGCGTCGATGGCCGCGTTGACCGCTGCCACGATAGCCGCCGGGAACTGGTTGCCCGAGGGAATCGTGGCCGTGATCGCCACGCCGTCGATGGTCACGAGGAAGCTCGTGAGCGCTGCTGCGACGTTGATCTTGCCCGTGTCGATGCCCGTCTGGATGGGCGTGACGTGGCCGCCGACGAGCCAGCCCGGAACCGCCGTGTTCAGGTTCGTGAGCTGGTTGCCGACGTTGACGAACGTCGTCCAGTTCGAGCTGTAGCCGACGTAGAACGAGTAGGGCTCACCGCTGCGGTTGGTGAACACGGCGTTGGTCGCCGCGCTCTGGCCGAAGGTCACCGTCACGACCTCGGAGACGGGAGTTCCCGCGCCCGTGTGGAACGCATCGGGGACCAGCTCCGAGCCGCGAGGCCACTGCACCGTCTCGCTCAGGCCCACCTTCGTTCCGAACTTCACCTGGAACAGGTTGGTGTTCTTGAGCGACGAGAAGATCGTGTACTGGCCGGTGCCCACGGGGCCGGGGGTGACGCACGAGAAGATGAACGTGTCGTCCGTCACGCGGCTGTAGTAGAACGTCGCGTAGGCGTTGTAGTCCGGCGGGACCGGATCCTTGAGGGTGATGGTGCGGGTCGCGCCGTCCACCGCCGTGACCGTGACCGGCTGCCGCCCGAGGGCGTCGCGCAGGGTGCGGCCCGTGTAGACCACCACGAGGTCGGGGCGGTTGGTCACCAGATCCATGCGGGTGTTGGTGACGGAGTTGTACGTGCTGGTGCCGAGGGGCGTGTTGCGGCCGTTGCCCGTCGTGGGGACTTCGGGCAGGTAGAACTTCGTCGAGGAAGCCAGGGCCGGGATGACCGTGGTATCGACCACGCGGTCGCACTCGGCCAGCCAGATCTTGTCGTCCATCAGGGAGCCGACGATCTGCGTGTTGTCGAAGGGCTCCGCGCCGATGCTCGTCTTGGTGGGCGCAACCACCATGCTCGTGCCCCAGTGGATGATGGACACGTCCGCGCTCGGGTTCGAGACGACGAAGTCCGTGCCCTGCACGTAGTCCGCGCGTCCGGGGGAGATGCCGCAGCGGGTCACGGCCGTCACGAGGCTGTTGGGCAGGTAGTCGAACGTATCCTGCCACGTATTGGCCCAGTAGCCGATGCTCACCGTGGAGCCGGGGGCCGGGGCGTAGGGCAGCGTCACGGTGCCGTTGGTGCCGTCCACCGCCGTGGGGATGACCTGCACGTTGTTGACCTTGACCACGACCTTGGAGGTGTCCGTGGTCGTGATGCCGCCGCCCGTGCCGTCCACGATGGGGCGGTTGAAGACCTGGAAGGCCGCGTTTCGGCTGGTCGCCGTGTTCGCCACGAAGCCCAGGGGGCCGTTGGCCGTGCCGGTGCCGATGGCAAGGGAGATGGTCGTCGTCAGGCGGACGTGGTTGTTGCCCTCGGCGCTCTGGAAGACCGTCGTGCTCAGGTTCGGGATCAGCAGGGCGTCGATCTGGCCCTTGATCGAGTTGGCCGTGAGCGTACCCGCCGTGAAGGTCACGGTGTACTCCGTGCCGTTGACCGTGAACGTGAACACGTCGTTGGTCCCGGCCACGATGGTGTAGGGCTCGTAGCCAGGGCTGGTCAGGATGGCGTTTTCCGCCGTCACCTGACTGCTCACGTCGTCCGTGAACGACGTGTCGCCACGATGGAAGTAGTACGTGCAGCGGACCACGTCGGTCGGCTGGGTCGGCACCTGGAGAGTGATGAGGCCGTCCTGGCCCCGCACGCCGCCCAAGGCGACCGGAAGGCCGTTGACGGTCACGGTGACGCTGCGAATGTCGTTGGTGACCCTGCCGAACCCCTGGCCGTCCACGATGGGGCGGTTGCGCACCCGGAAGGTCAGCAGGGTTCCATCCTGGGCTCCCAGGATCAGGTTGTTCGGGTTCGTGGCGTTGACGACCCAGCTCTCGCTCACGTCCTCGTTGACGATCTGCTGGTCGATGTTGGAGCTGGAACCGCGCACCATTTCCAGGTCGCTCTGCTCCAGTTCCTCCTGACCCACACCAATGACCGTGGGGATTCGCACGCCACCAACGACGTTGGCGACGTTGGCTTCGGTCAGGGTACGGGTGTAGACGGACGGGGGAACGTAGGTGATGAAGGGTCCGAGGGCCATCGAGACACTCCCAGTGGTTAGCAGAAATTGCTAATCTGCATCTGGATTTAGAGGAACAGCGATCTGATCTGGGTCTGGGTCTCGGCCCCCGCCGGATCTCGGCGGTTGCTCTCCCTAGCGAGTCAACAAGAGGATCCGCGCTACCTGTTACCGCGCGCTTCCCTGGCCCGCTTGATGGCTGCCACGGCGCGCTCGGCCAGAGCGTAGTGGGCCTTGCGCCCCTCATCGCTCATCGGCTCGTAGTCGATGTAGTCGCGGTGGTTGTGCCGGATGAGAGCTTCGGTGCCGCCCATCTTGCGGGCTTCGGCCTTCACCTTTTCCCGCTCGTGAATCTCGCCCCACTTCTTCTCGGCGTCCCGGCCGACCGCGATGTCGGCAGTCGGGTAGTCGTGCTTGTGGACGCCCGTGTTCGCCAGGGTGGCCCCAGCGGGCTCCTTGAAGCCGAAGGCGAAGCCCTCGATGATCTGAGGGGCTTCCTCGCCGCAGCTCGGGCAGGGGTGGGTGATGTGGGTGTCCATCTTGAGGTTGCGCTCGAACCTCAAGTTGCAGTCTTGGCACTCGAATGTGTACTTCGGCATGTTCTGATCTCCATTTCATCTGTTGGTTTTCACCCACAGCCGCACGGTCGAACGGTGTACCCCATGCTTTCTAGCTGTGGCGCAGACCCCCAGGATGGGTACGTCTGCCAATACCTGCCGCACCACCGTCTCGGACTTCGCCGAGTATCGTTTCCCAAGCATCCGCTCCCGTATCGAGCCCGAATGTCTGAGGCACGCTTGGCTTATGCGCTCCCTAGCTGTCTCCGTGTGCTTCTTTCCGAGGCGGTTCTGATTCCCGGCTCTCGTTCGACGCTGTTCCGCCGTGAGCTTCTTGCCCTTGTTCCATGTCGTCCGCCCCGTATGGGCCGCGCTCATCTTGGTGCGGGTCTCTGCGGAATGCCGTCGCTCACGGCACTTCTGCCGTGTCGCCTCTGACACCACACGCCCTGGTGTACCTTGCCCCCCGCGAGTACCGTTGTACCCCAGTTCTGTATTTCGAGTGTCAAAGAACTCGATCAGATACCTCTCCGCAGTGCAAGCCTCCTCCAAGGTGGACGCCGTCCCAAGCGCATACCACTGAAAGCCTTCCTTTCCGTATCGCCGTAGGGCCTTGTGGAAGCGAGTGCGGGGAGACTTCGATGAAGCTAGATGCTGCGCCGCTCGAACCTCCAAGGACTTCGAGGTGATGCCGAAGTACAGCTTCGAGGTGGGAACACTCACGGCCATGTAGATCAACATTACCGTATTCGCTCGAAGGAGTTGTTCCGGCCCGGTACGGTCGGTGTGGTGGCGAAGTACAAGTTGGACGGGCCGTTCCACACGATGGCGTTCTGGGTCGGGCCTCTGCGGTCGGCCGTCATCTGGGCGTCCTGCTCGGGCGTCGTCGGGGTGACCTTGCTGATCGTCAGGGGCAGCGGAACGTGAATCTCCCAGTCCGCTCGGAGCTGGAGGGAGATGCTGGCGTTGTAGTACCAGAGGTCCGCCTGCTCGTCGTAGGTGTCCTCGGCCTCACCGCCGATGGAAATGTCGATGATCTCGATGCCTTCCAGCTCCAGCAGGCCCTTCTTCTGCGCCCAGAGGTACATGACCACGAGGTCCGTGATCTCCTCGGTCTGCGTCGGGTCTGTGGAGATGATGTCGAGGTCGAAGCTGACCTCGAACTTGCCGCCGTAGGCGTTGGCCGTGTCCACGCGGTCGGGATACACGCGGATGGCGACCTTGTCCCCCACCTGGGCGCGCTTGCCGAAGGCCAGCACGACGCCGGGCAGGGTGTTGAAATCCGCCGTGTTCCACTGGAAAGGGACAGGGCCGAAGCTCGGGGCGGGGTAGTAATAGTCGGCCGTCAGGACGGCGTTGGGCTGGCCCCTGCTCAGAAGCTCGACGGCCCCGTTGGTGTAGTTGACCCGGTAGTCCTTGCCCTCACGCAGCAGGAACCGATGGTTCTCCCAGATCCGGACGGTCCCCTGGGCGGGAGCTTCCTGGAGCTGGGCCTCGCGCTCGATGCCGCTCTCGTAGCGGAGCAGGGGCTCGTCGGTGGACTCCAGTAGAGGGTCCACCGCGAAGGTGCCGCTCTCGGTCGGGTTGGTCGGCACCGTCAGGATCTCGATGTAGTAGACGCCCGGCTTGACCGGGATCTGACCGCCGTTCTGCTCGATCCGCTGCAAGTCCTCCCGGATCCACTCGATGGGATAGGCGGGCTCCTTGACGTAGCCCAGCATCGTGTGGCTGGAGATGGTCCCCAAGAAGTTGTCGCCGCTCAGCGCGACCTTGTTCGCGCTCGCCCCCTTCAGGACGATGCCGAACTGCGGCCTCTCGGTAAAGGCGTATTTGTTCTGGATGTACGGTACGATCTTGCTGTAGAGCGGGTGGCGGGCGAAGCTGTCCTGAAGCTCCAGGATGAGCCGCCGCTTCAGGGAGGACAGGAGGTAGAAGTACACCTACTCCGCGTGTTCCTCGGCTGCCAGCACGAGCAGACCCTCGGCCACAGCCGTCATGGGATCCTTCGCCATGCGGACTTCGCTGATCTGGATGGGGAAGCCGCGCTTTCGGACCTGGGTGAACTCGTCGGCGAACACTTCCATGAACCCGCCCGCCTTGCTCGTGCCGCCCGAGATGATGAACGGGATGGGCGTCGGCAGGTTCAGCGTGTTCTGCACGCGCCGGAACTGGACCGCGATGTTCTCCAGGCAGTACCGGATGAGGGACCGGATGTACAGGACGATGGCCTCCTCCTCACGGTTCTGCGGCTTGGAGAGGTCGAGTCCCTTCTCCTTGGTCGCGCAGATGCGGGACGAGGTCGAGCCCATCGCCTTGGCCGCGTGCAGGTCGATCCAGTCGCCCCCGCGCGCCAGGGAGAAGTCCATCCCCTTCACGGTCTGGTAGGCCAGGGCCACGTTGCACATGCCCGCCCCGAAGGAGACGGCGAGGCCCGAGAAGTTCTCGGCGACGCACTGCGAGTAGATGATCGCCAGGGCCTCGTTCGTCGGGTGCGGCGTGTAGCCGTGCTCGGCGCAGATCTTCCGGAAGATCTCCGTGTGGTAGACCACGTCCTGATCGGGGTCGTCCAGGGGGCTCGCCGGGACGGAGTAGTAGCAGTGCTCGCCCTCGACGACGGGGGCGTCGAGCACCTTGTGGACGAGCATGCTCAGGATCTCCTGGGCCTCCTGCTCACCGGGGGCGATGACGCCGCGCGACAGGGGCCGCCGGACCTCGCGCTTGAACATGTTCGCCATGTTCAAGGCGTCGTCTCCGAGGACGATGATGTTGCTGTCCTTCTCGACGAAGCTGACCTTCGTGAGCTTCAGGGCGCGCTTGACCTCGGGGTCGAGGTCGATGAAGGCGTCGCGCACGCGCTGGGTGACGACCTTGTCCTGGCTGGTGCGGCGGGCACTGACGAGGTTCATGGTGCCGATGTCGAGCCCGGCACCGGGGTGGAAGCTATGTTCTTTCATGTGCATCTCGTTTCATCTGGGTGTTGTCAGGTTCACGCCTTCCAGGCGTCCCGCTTGGAGGCATTGCGGGCCTTGCACCGCTGCTTCAGGAGGTAAGCGAACTCCTCGTGCTTGTCGGCAATGCCCTGGAGCATGTTGTCGATGCCGTGGGTGAGCTGGCCCTTCTGCTCCAGCACCCCGTAGACCAGCTTCTCGAACGCCAGCAGCCGCAGGACCGCGCGCAAGCTCAGGACCGGGTAGATGTCCGAGGGAGGGTTGACCGGGGCATCGCCGTACAGGCTCTTGAGCACGTCGAGCAGGAAAGAGCCCTGGAGCAGGGGCTGCACCAGGAGGTGGTTGCCCGTGCCCACGGCCTTCTCGGCCAGGGAATCGACCATGCCGTTGGCGTCATTGTACAGCCGCTCGAACAGGAGGTGGTCACCGTAGTAGGTGTCGCCCCGCGTCTGCCAGTGGTGCGCTTGATGAATCCACGCCTCGGCCTTGAGGTAGGCCAGCAAGGCCGCCAGCTCGCTCAT